CTGATGATCCCCAATAGGTCTTCCAGTCACTTTCTTTAGTGCCTCTTCTCTTATTCTTCTTGCCTTTGAGTGGTTTCTTTGTGGTTTTGAATTTTGCTAACTTCTTACCTACATACATCATGCCATTCATAGTATTTGTTATCAAATATACAAACGCCTCACAATCTTTAGGTAGTTCTTCTACAATTATATTTTTATATGACCAGTACCAACTGTATTGTTTAGTTCCAGTCTTCATATCTGTCTTCCACATGAGTAACCTCATCATTTATTTCTTTTTCTTCACCACAGAAAGGACAAAATCTTTCTGTAAAATCTTCTTCAGGAAGATCATGTTTTATCTCATATGTGGAACCACAGTTAGCACAGGTTGTTTTTTCTTTTTCTATACTCATTACAGTTTAAATCCTTTAAAGCTATCTTTTTCAACATCTTGTTTTATACCCCCTACAACATAACTTTCAATTTCTGTTTCTTGAGGAGCATTCTGTAATCCACGACTATTTAACCAGTGTTGTGTCCATGGTAATGGGTTGTTCGTCACTGGTTGGTCGTATTGAGCCTGTAATCCTATTGCTCTTAATCTTTTGTTTGCCATAAACTCAACATATTGATTCAATAGTTTATCATTTAAACCTATCATTGAACCTTTATCAAATAAGTATTTCGCCCAATCTTTTTCTTGTTGGACTGCTTCATCATACATTTTGTAAACTTCTTCTTCATTCTCTTTGATGATCTTCAACATCTCTTTATCGCCTTCTTTTTTACGATAGTTGTTAATCATATTTTGAGATACTGCAAGGTGTAAGTTTTCATCCCTTGCGATTAACGATATAATCTTAGCACTACCTTCCATAAGTTTAAGTTCACCAAAAGCAAATGAACAAGCAAATGATACATAGAATCTAATACCTTCTAGTATGTTCACATTAATGATTGTAAGGTATAGTAATCTTTTAAGTTCTTTGACATCGCCTTTACCTGTTAGATAATATAGATTAGCATATCTAATAAATTTATCGTAAGCGTCTGTAACCGTTTTAGCTCTTGCCATAATCTCTGGTGTATCTATAATAGTATCTAATACTTCTGTTGGATCAGAATATACATTCTTCATTATGTAAGTGTATGATCTACTGTGTATTGTTTCGCTGAAGTCCCATGCAACTAACATAGACTCTAATTCAGGTAGACTACAATAAGGTAAAAATGCCAGACATGGACCACGACCTTGTACACTATCTAATAGTGTTTGATATTTTAGATTAGATGTAAAGATATGTTTCTGTTCAGGTCCTAAAGATTGATAATCGTTTCTATCTTTTTGTAAAGAAACTTCTTCAGGTCTCCAGAAGAAACCCAACTGTTGTTGATTTAACTTTTCGAATATAGGATACTTTTGTTGATCATACCTTTGTACATTCGGCTCTTCGCCAAAGAACATAGGTTGTTTCATCCAGTCTACTTTTTTTGTGTTAAATGTTTTCATCTATTGGTTCTAATTCCTGTTGTAGTTTTTCTGATTCAGTTTTTTTTCTTTCATCTCTTTGTCTAAATGATTCTTTCATTGATTCATCTAGTTCTTTTTGTTCTTTAGTTATATGTTCTAGGAAGTCCTTAGATGGTACAGGCTTCACAATCTTCTTCGTCATCTTCTTTTTTTTCCTTAGGTGTTTCTTCAACACCATCGTGCCAACCAACAGGATGCACAGGTTCATCTACATCTGATTTTGCGTCATATGTATTCTGATAGTATGCTGTTTTCCATCCTAGTTTATATGTTGTCAACAAATCTTGTGCCATAACTGATAAAGGCACTTCACCATCTTTGTAGTTCTCTGGATTATAACTCCAGTTACCACTAATCGCCTGGTCAAAATACTTTTGCATAACGGCAATAATATTAATGTAACCCTCATTGCCTTTCATGTCCCACAATAATGTATAAAAATTTTTAAGTCTGTTATAGTCAGGTACTATTTGTTTAAGAGGACCTTTCTTAGACTTCTTAACTGATAAGTAATCTCTTGGTGGTTCAACACCATTTGTTGCGTTAGATACAACAGAAGAAGATTCACTTGGCATCTGAGCCGATAATGTTGAGTGTCTTAATCCGTGTTCTTTAATTTCTTTTCTTAACCACTCCCAATCGTAAGTGTATTTTCTAGTTACGATCTCGTCTAATTCTTTTTTATAGGTATCTATTGGTAATATACCTTCGCTGTATTTAGTCTTTTCGAACCATAGACATTTTGATTTCTCTTTTGCAAGATTATTACTTGCCTTTAATAGATAGAATTGAAATGCTTCTGTGACTTTATCTATTAGTTTCAATGCCTTTTTATCTTCGTATCCTACTTGATTCTTAGCAAGGTAATGTGCAAGGCCTATGTAACCAATACCTAATGATCTTCTTGCCTGTGTTGATATCTTCGCTGCCTCGACTGGATATTCTTGATAGTCTATGATTTCATCTAGTGCTCTTACTGATAAATCGCATAGTTCTTCCAATTCGTTCATATCCGTCAGTAGACCGAGATTAATAGCAGATAAGATACACAATGCAATTTCGCCTTCTTTGTCGTCTATGTGTTGTATAGGTGTCGTAGGTAGTGTGATTTCTTGACATAGATTAGACATATAGATTTTATCTTTAAAAGATGAGTGACTATTACAATGATCTAAATTCATAATATAGATACGACCAGTTTCTGCTCTTTCTTTTAATAGTGCTTGAAATAACTCTTGAGCACCTATTGTTTGTCTAGGCACAGATTTATCTTTCTCATATTTTAAATACAGTTCATCAAACTCAGGCATACCAAATGCTTCATATAAACCTGGCACATGATTAGGCGAGAATAATGTTATATCAGCATTCTTAATAAATCTTTCATAGAATAGTTTACTAATTTGTATAGAGTAATCTAACTTTCTAACTCTATTATCTTCTGTACCTTTATTGTTTTTTAATACAAGTATGTCTTCAATCTCTTGGTGCCATATTGGGAAGTGTACAGTTGCACTACCACCTCTTACACCATTTTGTGTGCAACATCTTACAGTTGCTTCAAACTTTTTAAGGAAAGGAATAACACCTGTGTGTTGTACTTCGCCACCTCTAATTCTACTATTGATACCTCTAATTCTACCTGCATTGATACCTATACCTGCTCTCTGAGCAACATATCTACCTATGGCCATATCACTTGAAAAGATACTTGGTAATGTATCATCACTATCAACTAGAACACAACTAGCAAATTGTCGAATAGGTGTTCTAACACCTGCCATGACAGGAGTAGGAATGTTAATCTTAAACTTACTGATTGCGTCATAGTATTTCTTGACAAAAGTTAATCTTGTTTCTTTAGGATATTGAGCAAATAAGGTAGCCGCAATCATCATGTACATAAACTGTGGCGTTTCAAATATATCGCCTGTGCTTCTATCTTGTACAAGATACTTATCCATTACTTGTCTTAAACCTGCATAGGTGAATTTGTAATCTTGTTCATGGTTAATCCACATTCCCATTCTATCAATTTCAGATTCAGTATATTGTACTAATACATCTTTATCATATACACCTTGTTTGATACAATTTTTAATCTGATCTATAAACTTAGGATGTTCCCATAGTCTATGATATAGTTTTTTTCTTAGTGAGAATAATAATAATCTAGCTGCAACATACTGATAATTAGGATTGTCTAAACTGATTAGGTCATTAGCAGACTTTATTAAAATTTGTTGAATATCGTCTGTACTCATTCCATCTGCAAATTGTATACCACTATTCATCTCTACATGAGAAGCACTAACTCCTGTAATACCTTCGGTTGCATAACCAACCATGGAATGAATCTTGTCTATATTAAGAGGTTCTTTACCACGACCATTTCGCTTGAGTACATTTATCTCGCCTGTTGTCATTTAAATCCTTTTCCAGTTGTTGATGTGTTGTAGTGCTGTTAGTCCGCAATGAGTGTTATTACTTATAAGAGTTTGTATCTCTGCTGATGTTTTTCCAGAAATAATTATATCATTAATATCTTTATATTTCAATGTCTTGGGCCATACTGCGACATTAAATTTTTTATCTATAGCATTTATCATTCGTTTTACAATTTCTTTATTACGAGGTTCATTATCAAAGATCATAGTACATTGTTGTGGTTGTATTTTAATGTTAGCGTCTGCACCTGCAAGAGCAATAGCGTTATCTAAAAA